CCGCAGCATATCGGCCTGTAATGAGTTTCGAACCACATAAGCGTCCGTAATTACATTATCCTCAAATTCCACTGCGTAAACCACATTCGAGGCAATACGAAGCATTACACCCTTCGTTTTAGTCTGGTTGTTCTCATCCATCCACTGCATCCACATCTCATCAGGATTGGAAATGGTTTCACCCAAAAGGTTGACACCTTTACCTCCAGCCACCTCCAAACGAGACCGCAACGAGAGAGTGAGTGCAAATCCCATCCGTAGAATAGAGTTATGCACCAGGATATTCCCGTTTTGAACCGGTGCACGCTTGAGCATCTTAGCAATGTCCGATACCGTTCCTTGATAAACATCGACTTTGGGGGCCGTTTCCATCATCTTGTTCACGGAATCAAGCCGGTATTTATCGAATGAAAGCCGATTGATGCTGGGAAGCACATCGAAATAGCTGCTATCCTTGTTAGGCATGATGCCGTTGATGCCGGCATTGTAAGTAAAGCCCTTTTCGACATCCTGCGATAGCAGGTCCTGTATATCCTCATTCGGGGCGACTTGCCAACCGTTTTTCTGTCGGTCATACTCGGAAACTCCTTCGTAAAAGCACCGGCAATTCCATCCGTTAGGCGGAAACAGTCTTTGAGCATTCGGATCATCGATACGGAACACCCGTCCGTTGAGCCTTGCATGTTCATCCCGCACCTTGTTGTCCTCCTGGGTTCGATAGCGCCAATAGGGGAGTGAGTCGCGCTGCGCCCACAGGCTTCCCCACTGATTGGCCATAATAGCCGTCATCGAGGCTGTCCTATACTCGGTCTTTAGCCAGTCTTCGCGGAATGTAGACACGATCTTATTGACCGCTTTTTTGAACTGCGAGAAAGAGACCTTTTGCCCTTTGTCGTTAAAGAGACTTCGAGCAATGGCATCGTTAACCGCAGCCTGCTCGGCTACGTTCTTGGCAGCGGAAAACTGGAAGATGTTAGCCATGTAACGAGGCACCAAGTCATCAGGGATAGAACCATTCCCTTTGGCGGATAGTTTCACCAAAGGATTATTCCCGAACAACGGAGCCTTAAATGTGTCTGCGTAGTATTTGTACTGCTCTAGATCGATAAAAACAGGTTGTGGCTGTTCCGTTTCATACAACTTTCTCACAAATGCGTCGGAAACATGCGCATGGCTCCCCGCAGGAAGATCGACATCTTCTTTAGCTACCTCTTCTTTTATCTTGGGTGTACGCAAATAGATAATCCCCTCTGGCTCCTGTGGTGTTTGACGACTGCGAGCCGTTAGGAAATCGAGCGCTTTGCGGACAAAGTTTTTTTCCTCTTTGGTTTCAATCTCTGCCTCTTCTTTGATAGCGACCGGCGGCAAAGAGATGCCCGATTTATCCTCGTAAAAGTTTTCAGGCAACCCGATCTGGGTAAAAAATTCCTGCGTAAGTTGTTTGCCGTTCTGATTAACAATGTCCGACATCTTTTGCGCCTCATCCATGCTCATCGTGGAAGCACTGTCATCAGAAAACCATCGATTATCCGGAATGTTGAGCTTTGGTTTAAGGACATTGTTAAGCACCTCTACCATCCATTTCACATCCCGCTCGGCATAGGTCTTTGCAACCCGCTCGTGAACCTCCCCCAAAGACCGGCTATTGCCTTCTTTGATGGTCAACTGAGACCCGAGTACAAGGTTAATCATCCTGATTTCAGCCTGATCGATATAGTCGTAGTATGTTTTATAGGCATCCGAGGTGCTGTGATGTTCGGTTTGTTTAACCTCTATGGAATAAACCTGTTTCCCATCATCTACCGAAAAAGGAGTAGTAATAGCCACGGTAGGGTCTATATTGGCCGCAATTTCCCGTGCAGTCTCCTGGTTGGGATTTACCTTTTTCTGCTGAATTGTGCCGTCCGGAGCAATGTAGTCTTGTAGTTCTACGCCTGCACCGTTATATCCGACTTGCGTTAAGGGGAATGCCAATCTCGTTCCCGATGCTAACCAGTTTCTCAAGGTGATCGCAATGCCTACATACTCCTTCAAAAGAGGTTGAAACAACCCGAGCATAGTCTGGTGTTGTGATGAATACTCCACATAGAACAGGTTAGAATAATCATCGAACCTCTCATGCCCGTTCAGGTCGAAAGGCGTATGTTTGAGGGCTCTATTGAATGGATCGATAACCGAGATAGGGTAGCGCTCAATTTTATTGTTTTGTGGCTGAAAAACACCGCCCGAATACCCTTGAAAGATCGCCATAGATGCCGCCTCGATCCATTTGTGGAACCACCCTTTGTCAATTTGTTCGGTCAGCGCTTCGTCCACATTCCCATTTTCATCCATCAAAACATAACGGGCGGAAAGAATCGGGTTTAATCTGCGCTCTATAAGTGTTTGTACAAACGGGGACGAGGCCAGCATCCACGTTACCATAGTATCCCATCCCTGAGCCATGCCGTTATTAATAAGCTGGTCGGAATACATACGCCAATCAGCCTCGGTATAGTCTATATACCGGGTCATGGGATAGGTCTTGACTACAAACGAGCCTAACCCGACCGGCTTAATCGGGTTAACGGAGTTCTGTTTATTTGTAGCCCTTGCCATCAGTACAGGTATTTATTTTTAGTGGAAATAACCTCCGGAGTCATTCGTATATCTTCCCCGACAGAGGGGACATCCAAAAGCGATTGTTTGCGTGACTGCAACTCATCAATCGTGCGCAGGAAATCCTGATATGCGTCGGTAAGGCTCTTTTTAATCGCCTCGTCTCCGCTGGCTATCTCCCAGCAAGCACAGAATATAACCAGCTTTAAAACCACTCCGTTGCGATCCCAGCCGGTTTTCTGGTATTCAGCCGATAAATCATAAAGTGCGGCGAGATAATTCTGTACACGGCTCTTGGCGATATGTACGGCACGCTGGAGGCTATCGGCATTCTTATCGTAAACAGCTTCCAGATAATACTCCGGTAAATACTGAATCAGGTCGATACCCATCAGGTACCCGAAATCCATTGTTTTTATGTCGATAGGATCAACCATTACCTCCACGTCCTTTTTGCTATATACACATCACTCATGTGGGTGACATTCGTTTTTTGGCTCAATTTCATCACAGCTCCATGTACGCTATCCGGAATATCGTCGTGCATGTCTTTGGGCATGTTTTTGGCGAAATTCAGGAATTGCACCTCAACCTGTGAGGAAATCATCTTTTCCTTGATATGGTTGCTGAATATCAGTTTGTAATTTTCATTGAGCGGAACTAGCAGAGATTCTATTCGCATGAACTTGTCGCCTTTGTTCGTGTTATCCAACCGATAGGGGATAGCGCAACCGTTTTGGGCGCAATACTCGTCATGTGCTTTGGTGAAGTCATCCGCTATACCCTGGTTTTCGATCCACGTTTCTACGATTGCTCGATGGCCTTTTACCTGCTCCAGATTGGATTCTGCGTAACTTTGAGCCTCGTGTATGAGCTCCATCATCACGTAAGTAGTGCATTGCGCTGCGTTAATGTCGAGCACATAGAATGATCCCTGACAGATTCCCACCGTGGCGACCGACTTGTAGTCATTCTTGGGCCCTGACTTATAAGAAGGATCGACGTAGATCACGATCTTCTCGAACACAGACCAATCGAGTACATCCAACCAATTGAGGTGCTTGAATATTTCGCCGTCGAAGTTAGCCCCGTATTCGCCCTCCAAAAACCGCTGTCGGTCACGCGGTGAAAGGTTTTTGAGCGTGGCAATATAATCGTCGCTCAAATGCTGCATGTTGTCCGTCGGTCGGAAATGTGCCGTTGCGTAACGCTCAGGATCATTCAAAGGCTCCCGGGAAGATGGATTGAGTTTTTTGTTGAACATCACATAGTCCCATGCCTCAAAGACGGTAGGGTTGAGCGTAGTGACAAACTTCGGCATTCCCTTGACTCCATCGGAATCATACACAACCTGCGTCAACCGGGTAAACAGCTTTTCGATAACCTTGTAATCGTTCTCATTACCCTCTTCAACAAGGATTGAAAAGTACTCGGAAGACAAAATCTTAGTCATGCTATCCTCGTCCCCCATTGTGGCGGCGGCACCATAAAAGAATATCTTAGACCCATTAAAAAAGGTTAGGATGTTCTCGGACTTATTGAAGGTCACAAATGGAACCCCGCCCACACTGGCATCGTAAGGATGGACACCGCCATTGATTTTGGCGAACTCCCTCCATAGCGCTGGCATCGTCTGATTCAGCATACCAATTTTCAAAGAACTCAGTGTTTTGCGGAACACCAATCCGTAACTACCTGGGTAAATAATCGCTCGCTTTACAATCCACAAAAAAGCATAAAACGTTTTACCGCTTCTCGATCCACCATACAGGCAAATGAACTTGACGATTACCCCTACAAACAAAGCAGCCTGAACCGCTTTTTGTTTATCTGTAAGAGAGACATTCAGACTATAAGCCTTTGTCCTCATTGCCGAACATTACCGTAGTTATGGTGCTATCTTGTTTTATCTCTTGCTTGTCAGCCAGACCTAATTCTCTAGCTATAATATTGCTTTCCAGTAAGCCTGCTGCGGCCCCGGTGAACTTCTGCGAGTAGATTATATCACGTATGCGCGCTGTGATGTCAAAATAGGCTTGCTCCTTCTCGTAATTGAAAAATGTCTGAGACGTAATTCCCGCAAATACACAAAACTCTGTAATGGTCATGGCCCGCATTTTATTTACAGTGTCTTTCAGGCCAGTTCCAAATACCTTTTCTTCAAGCAAAGGATTGTCTTCCACCCATTTGAAATACTCAACAGCCTTTACCCATAGTTCATCAGGAGCGTATTTCTTCTCCGTGCCGGGCGTAAATCCTTTCGCCAGTTTCCAATACGTATTTCCTTGCTTAAAGGCCATTACTTCAAGAATTCATTAAATTGCCACATGATAAAATCCACATACTTTGAACACTGCACCATCAGATCATTGGTAACATAATCACCCGTCGCATTGGTGTTGGCCCAAATAGCATTCTGCTGTTGGCGGATATTGGAAAGTTGTGCGATGATTTCTTGTACGAGTTGTCGGTCTGACATCTCAGGATAAGTTCGGTCACCTCCGGTCATCTGAATAACCGAATCTGGATTGAGTTGACGGTAACGCTCAGCGATAGTGTCGGCCTGATCTAAGGCTCCTTCATATAGCTTCTTGAACTGCTTATGTAGCGTAAAAAATGCCCTCCTTGCACATTGATGTGTGCAAAGTGGGCAAAATCCCTTAATGCGATCCAACTACGAACAAGCTCTACCATAGCCATGTACCATTACATAGCAAAAGTATAGCTTCATGTAAGCCAATACAAGCTATTTTCTTTCAAAATCTTTCAAATTTCGATGTCGCTCCAAATACCTGTTTGAAATGAGATGATCTTGAGTGTGCTGCAAAGCGTCCATCCATTGCTGCCATTGCTCAGGGTGGGAGGTAAGCCACGCTTGCACTTCGGATTGCTCCACATACACACCATAGTCATCCGCCCTAAAACTGATCGCATGCTGGCGGATAAGCTGATGTAATCTGAGTTCGGCTATACCAAATTCTCGTGCTGCTGCTTTAATATCCATAACAATACTTTTAGAACAATAATATCACCTTTTATCGGTCTTTCCCCTATGCAACTTTCTACCTTTAGGACAATTTACCTTAACTCACATGTTTTAAAATCCACCGTCAACCGGTAAAATCCCAGCACATCCGAGCCGATCAACCCTCTTACGTTCTTTCCGGTAGCCCTCCGTAGACTGGTCATGTCCTGTACCGCGAAGCTGGCCGAATACGGGACGCTGTCGAGCGTAAACGGGATTCTTCCGGTGGTCTTTAGAGGGATCGAGGTTCCGTCTACGCCGATTACCTCTAAGCCGGTAGCCATGTAGTAGATTTTCACTTCGTCACAGAGCTTTTTGTCCAGCATGGAGGTAGACGCTCCGGTATCTATTAAGAATAGCTCCCTTTGGCCGTTTATGGTGGCATAGACGAAGGGGACACGGTCGAAGATGATCTTGCCCGGCTTGGTCTTGTTAAGCTCACAGGCGGCAAGAATAACAGCTATAAAGGCAAGAAGAAAATAAAGTAAGGTTCTTTTCATTTTTCAGGTTTTTGGTATATTTGCATTGCTCTCGATTTCATGGTCGGGGGCAGGGTTAGTAGTAAATAGGTAGGAGGGTGAGGCGGACACCCTCCGTTTTTATTTTTCGCCTTGCGGCAGTGGGTATTTTCGTCTCTCGTTGTCAACATAAAACTGCTGGCACTCATTTAGAAATTCAAAGAAATCTTCCGGGGAGAACCACACATCATCTCCATAACCTGATGTTGATGTTATAGCAAGTATGTAGCCGTCATTATCCGGGCTGATCGAGAGCGACATTTCGGAATCGTCAATGCTGTCTTTAAATACTATCCGCTTTTTCATTTTTTTTCTCATTTTTTATCTCTTCAATCGTCACCCTCACAGGGCGGCAGGTGTAACCTTGTTTCTCATACTTAGGCCAATCAATGGAATGTATATGTCCACCAAAAGGCCAAAATGCATTCTTTAAAAAAGACTCTTGACTATTGTAAATTTGAGTGCGTGTAGTCCAGACAATCAAATCCCCTTCCGGATCAAACACCGCCCACATTTTGACTGTTGTGCTCATATTCCCAATGCTTTTTCAATCAACTTTCTGTTTTCCGAGTACTGAATCGCGAAGTCAGCATACCTACTATCCCCGGTGTGCGTGTTGTCCAAGTCTTTGAGTAGATCGTTGGTTTTCTGCAAGGCTTCCAGCAGTTCCGGGGCGGCGGCGATAAGACGGGCGTTGGCCAACGACTTGAATGTTTTTTGTATAGTGACATTGGCAACTCTTGTTTCGGGTTTCTTATCTTTTTCTATTACCAGCTCTTTATACTCATGCCCATAATAGCAAATCTTCCAGGGTCCCGGCGTGCCTTTAAATTGCGGTTTCATCACTCTGTTTTGTTTTCATTATTTCCTATAAGCATACCGCCAACGCATTATTCTTCGATCATTGTTGCTCTCAGCCCAATGACCATAAATAAGTTCACCACAATGCGGACAACACTTTTCATCATCACATATCGCAACTCTACAACAATCCGTGAACATTGTAGAGTTTGTGGGACCACATAAATGCACGCCGTGTTCCGGACAATTTCGTGCAACCTTATCCTTATAGCTCATACCCAGCCATTCGTGTTTGTGGGTATTTATCGTTGATGTTTTCATCACTTCACCAGTTTAAATTCAATTCTCCAAACAAAGGGGTTTCGTTCCCAAGTTCCTCGACCGCTGATCTTGTCGATCAGGGATGCAAAAGCTTCGCGGGGAGTATCACCGAGCAATTCACGCGAATTGTTGGTGTGGTTGTAGTTTACGTAAAACATATTTGCCCCATGTTGCCACTCAAGGCCCTCTTTCAAACAATCCTCCTCGGTTATATCCTGCAACCGTTCGGGGCGGACAGAGGTAATGCGGATTTGGTGAGGCATAAGTTCTGCTTTGGTGAACATCTTATTCGTCCAACCAGATGGTTTATCATCATCTTCCCAATCATACGGATTGACACAGTTTGAGTAGTCGAAAATATCTTGGTATCTCTGCGCCACAGCTACGATCTCGCCGACTTTATAGGGAGGCTGACAAGGATAGTCTTTCGGCTCCATGTAGGCGATATCATCCGGATCAGGTTGCCGATTCATTATCCGTCTGGTCACGGTTTTCTGCCTTTTGAGAGCCGCCCGCGTAAGACCGTACCGGTCGTTGAACATTATCTTTTTCATCATCTTCTCCTGTTATGCCCGAAGGCGGGTTGTCAACTTTTCTTTCAGATTCCAAATTCGCATACACCCCAATCGTGCTATGGTAAGCTGTTCTTCAAGAAACAATCTACGTCCGCCGTTATTGGGCCATCCTCCGGGTGTTATTTTAATTTCTCCTTCCTCTGTATAGCAGAGTACGGAAGGACGAGTCAGCTTATACCGATACCTCTCTTCAAGAAAGGATATAACCTTGTCTTTTATGGATTCCGGGACGCAGTAGTGTAAATAGTAAACATGCTCATCTTTATGCTCGTGTTCTTTCTTGAAATCAGCTTTGAAATCCTCCCATGAACGCTTTATCTCTACCTCTGTCAGATAACCGGATTTCGTGAGAATAACTAAGTCGGCTTCATGGTTGAGCAGCCCCCATGAAAGATTAGGCACGAATATATCTTGGCGCTTGTTCCATATTCCGCTGTTATACAAAGCGAGTTGGATTTCATCTACAGTTAACTTTGTGTCCATATTCTTACTCCTTTACTCGTTCGATATAACTGGCCGCTTCTTGGGGTGTTTTCATCTCTCTTTATTTTTGAAATATTCGACAATCTCTTCGGCGGTAGCTTTGCGGCATAACACACCACTATATACATTTAGCGTTTTCTTGCAAATAGCCCACTCTGAGCCCTCATTGCTCACAAACCACTGTTCCCGGTCGTTCTCGTCATTCATCGCCGCCAGGGCTTTGAACAGCTCGATGTTTTCGCCACAGTCGATAGCTTTTCTTGAAGCCACATAAAACGAGTTACCTTGCGGCGTGGTCGATCTAAAAGAATGCGGGAAAACCTCAATATAGGGCTGTGGGTCTGAATAATCACTTTCAATGCCCGCAACGTCCACAAAATTGTAGCCGATGTTTTTTGCCCATTCTCGCAAATTATTTCGCTTCTCTGGATTCTCAACCCGAACAAAGCAGGGGGTAGTGAAGGTCATTGCTCGTTGAGTTTTTGAAGGAAGTTTAAAAGAAATTTACAGTCTGAAACAGGACAATTGCAGTCAAAACCAATGATATTTATCTTATCACACAGTGTTCCTTTGTCGTTAAGACCAGGATGTTTTATCGGGCAGCTTTCCCGAAACGCCTCCACCGCTATTGCTTTCAGCATCTCGATCTCTTCTTCTGCGTCCTGCTCGGCAAGCATCACGCAATACTCAATATCAGCAACGGTAAATTGAAGGTTTCCGATCTTGATATGCCCATTGATAAATTCCTCTGCTCGTTTGCTTTTCATTTCATTATCTTTTCATAAAACACATCCAATGGGTTTTTGAGGCTTTACCGGACTTATGACCGAACAAGGGTTGCTGTCCGAAAATTTCCAACAGTTTGCTAACCGGGATTTGAGCCTCATTCCACTTGAAGATTAAGATCCCGAACGGCTCAAGAACCCGCATACATTCATCAAAGCCTCGTTTTAGATCCGTTTCCCATGACGGGAATAATCGGCCATACTTTTGTGCGGTATAACTGTTTGCACCCAACCGGTTAAAATGCGGCGGATCGAATACTACAAGTTTGAAGGATGCATCCTCAAAAGGCATATTCCGAAAATCAGCTATCAGATCCGGATGCACTCGAACACGCCTACCGTCACATGCGATAAATTCTTCTTCCCGAATATCCATGTAAATCGCATCCGGATCTGCTTTGTCAAACCACATCATTCTACCACCACAGCAGGCATCAAGTATTTTCTTGTCGGTTGTCATCTCTCGTTATTCTGTGCCCCGGACGGGACGGTTTCACAATCCCCGTAATACACCCAAATTTTACGTCTCGTGTACCGGGTTCTCGTTTGAATCCAGCCGCTTTCGAAATCGACCCCGATCACCTCCCGGCGATGGTTCCTGAATACGATCATGTCGCCTTTTCTCCATCTTTTCTCTTCAAACTCGCGGTATGTCATTGTCTTGCTGTTTTGCTTCCCGTTTAATCTTATTGATCTGCTTGCGTGTCACCTGAAATACCCCCCCCGAAAGGTGCTGCAGGTCTTTGACCTTCTCAGCGGGGATTTCGTCGATAAATTCACCGGTGCGATGGCTGTAAAGGGTTACCATTTCCGGATCGATCGTTTGGTTGATTTCGACTTTCATTGCGGTAGGTTTTTAAGTTTTGCGTATCTGTCTTTCGGCGTATCCCCGATGTGGATTAATCCTGCTTCTTTCAGCCTTTCGAGCTCTTCGACCATCTCGAACCAACTGATCGAAAGTTTGTCGTAGATACTCCGGAAAACAATATTCAGCGGCTCGATTCTTTTCTCTTTTCGCTCGGCGGTCAGTTGCTCGATAGCTTCAAGGACGGTCATTTCTCTTTGCTTTTGAAGTAGTTTAACAGTTCATCCAAACTCATCAGGAGGGTAAATCTTTCCTTGTCGTGACATCTGGTGTCGGCAACTTGGAACAGGTGTAGTTATCTTTCATCGCTATTTCTTGACAAAACCCCGTTGTATGGCTTCGTGGTTACGCGCTTTTTCGCGCTTCTCTTTGAGAATAAAATCCCGGCTGGCGTAAGAGTTGAAAGTGTTGATCGCGCTGCGGCAGCGCTTGGTGGCTCCCTTGTTGCACATGTCGGTCAGAATGCGGATTACATCCTCGTCGTCCATGCGCTCGACAATCGCCTGAGCCTGGCGCAAGGTGATCGGAAACTCCATCAACTGAACCGAGGGTGTATGGGTCTCGATCCACCGCAGCATATCCTGGGCTTTCTGCGAAACTTCACGCGCGCGCGTTTTGTCTTTACCAGAAAAAAACTGTGTGTGTGCTTTCTTATCATTCTTTACATTCTTTACATTCTTGTTTGTGCTTTTCTGCGGATTTTCTGCCGGCTTTCTGTCGGCTTTCTGCTGATCTTCTGTTGTATCGTCTGCTGTACTTTCTGTTGTATCGTCTGATTGGTATGCGTCGTAATTAACTATTGAAATAGTGTTTATTACATTGGATTTCTGTTGTACTATCTGCCGATCTTTTTCGAGCTCATTTAAATACCGTTTTACTTTAGTTCTCGACCACTTCCACCGGGTTGCCAATGTTTCCTGTGCAATGGCCGTGTCGCCTCGTTTTATCTCGACTTTGTTTCCACGCACATACATGTTCATCCCTTTGTGGTTGGCGAGCATAAGCAGGTCGATCCATGCCATAACCCGGGTAAACGGCTCACTGAAATAATCCGGATGCTCTATGATCTGACGGTGAAGTTTTATCCAGCCTTCCATTACAATCCTTTTTGCTCTTTAAGCCTTTTAACCTCCTGCTGATAGTGCTTTATAAGCACCGCATATTCGGTCGGCCCGATTTTACTGATGTTGTGTCTTTTGATGTCCAAATAGGAAATAACCTTATCCCCGTACTTCTCGATAAGACCGTGATTATATCCGATCATATTACCTTCGTCGAGCCTATTACAACTCCTACATTGTAGATTCACGTTCTTTTCATCGAACCGCAGGCTCATGTGTTTCCGGTTGACATAATGACCTGCATCCGCATCCTTCCAGAAAACTACTTTTCCGCACGAAATACAGCGTCCGTAACCATTGCTGTCGGAATCCCTCAATCGGACATATTCGCTGAAAATTCGGTCTAATTTGGCCTTGTAATTCATTGGCAACCCCTCCCATCCAATCTAACCTGCTCCTTTACGAAACTTATCTGCGTCCTGAGATTATCAGATTGATGTTTGCAGGTGGCGTTGATCCGGTCCAACCACTTGACTAACCTGTTTTCATGCCGGCAGCAACTCGTCAGGTACTTGTTGGCTACCGTGGCCGCCATGCTTTCGATTCGCTCTTTGTTTTCCTCGAAAGCCCTATTGATGGCTTCCTCCTGTAAGAAAACAGCCTCGGCAAGCATCTCACCGGATCGGGCCATGTAGGCGTTGAGAGTGGATAGCCGGTCGAGCAAGACATTTATTTCACCGGAATAAGGAGCGTTGAGATACTGCTGTATATCGTGGGCTTCCCTGCAAAGCGGTTCGAGCCTGCCAACCATTGTTTCAGGCAGTAACTCCCCATTGCACTCCACCAGAATATCATCCATCATGTGATCATTTTTAAAAGTTTACTCTTGATCTCTTCTTTGTACTTATTGGCCTTTTCAAGCTGTTTCAGGCAAAAATCGATGAAAGGCTCATCCCGTTCTACCCGAAGTATTTTAAGGGCCAAATCCGGATTCTGAACCCTGGGATCGTATGCTATGAAATCACACCATTTTCGACTTGTTACGATCAGGTTCCCCTGAATCTGGGTGTAATACCCTCGGTTCAGCTTCTTCAAATCCTCCTGTGTCTCCAATAGGAGGTACTTTACATAAACTTTCCCGCTGTAAGGACACTTGATCTCAACGATTCCATCTTCACCTACCAATCCATCCGGGGAACCGCCGAAATATTCGTTATAGCGTATGAAGCCGCACAAATCGACTTTATTACCCGTTCTGGCTTCATACTGTATTCGGACCTCGTCTTCATACTGCTGCCCCCATTTGATCTCTTTGTTGTTGAGTTCCTTGTAATCGAGGATTGTTCCATTGGTGATCTGCTCGGATATTTTGTCGTAAACGTAATCCTTACTCTTTTCGGAAAGTTTACCTGCCTCCTTGTTGGCTTTACTTTTGGGCTCGGAGAGGAGATCGTCCAGCTCCGAGCTCGTAAACATTTCCAATCTGCCCGAATACCATTCAGGAGTTCTCTGTAGCTGTTCCATGCTCTTTGGCTATATCTTTCAAACCGAAAGCGTTGTTTGCGATCTGCTGCTCGGCAAAGCTCTTTTCCTCCGGTTCGTCTTTTCTTCCCAGGGCCTTGCTGAGTAATTCGTCGTACTTGGCTTTGTCGATCTGACCCTTTAAAAGCGCATCTTTGGCCTCTTGCTCGGTGGAAATCGTTTCAGGATCGATCTCATTGGGAATAACCCTTGCTTCTACCGGGATAGGCTGTGCGTCGTAGAGTTCTTCAGCGGTCTGCATGCCCATTCCGATCTCAGGAGCGTAAGTCCGGGCGAAGAATGCCCCGGCGCGATATTGAAGCATCAGCTGGGGAATCGTCTGCCATTTCGAACCGTTTTTGGAATACCAACCCTCTTTCTTGGCCATATTGATGTCCACCCAAGCACCTTCGAGCTTTTCGCCCGATTTGTCATAAGCCCACGCCCGGCATCCCCAATCGTCCTGTCCTTCGGTTCCGCGCCACTCGTAGCGGATCGGAGAAAAACGACCGCTGACGTTTAGTGCCGCAATCAGGAATTTGGACGACCAACCCGGATTACCATGTACGATATAAAGGTTCTGCATAACCATCAGGGGAGACATCTTGATACGGTTAGCCATCTCAAGGGCTACAATGCAGTTGGGAAGGTTCTTTTCTCCCTGATACATCACCGGGACGATTGTTGAACTGCAAAGGGCTTTTGCCATCCTTTGGGCGTTCTCGAAGTTGTTTTGCGACCCGAAGACCAACATACTGTTGTCCTCGATCACGGTAAGTTTGTTTTCTGATTCCATAACTACAATTTTTGAGGTTTGAGGGAGATTAGGGTCTCCTTTGAGGATGGCTCCGATTCGAACGGACTTCCCTTGATATGAATTAGAATTTCGGTTTCCCTGTTGGCCAATTAGGCCGCCATCCTGCCGGTCTTTCCCGGCGGTCAACCAACGTATCGATGGTGCGTCTCGCGTTCAATAATGGTCTACTCTTCTCATCTGACCTTGCGGACAGGGCAGGATTTGAACCTGCAATGAGTGCTTACGGTAAGCGTCTTTTACACACTCATTAATGCTGCTCGCCTTGTTCGGCATACCTACCACATATATTAGCGTCTACCAATTCCGCCACCTGTCCAGTTGCCCGTCTTTCCGGGCTGTCAGCAGACCTTTTAACAGCGCGACTTCTCCTTCGTTATAATCGCTGTCGAGGGTTCCCCACACCTTCCCGGAACTGTCCCCGTCTGTCCGGGATAGGTCGTCTGCCTGCCTCTGGGTATGATGTTTACTGGTTCCAGAATACTTCCCGATAACCTGGCTTTTCGCCATCTTTAATGTAGAAATACCGCTTGTAGCGTCCGATAAACTTGCCATTCTCATCCAGCCGAACAATCCATTCATCGCCGATTGGAAGCCCCTTGTCATTACGGAGCCTTGAGATAATCTTTCGCGCATCTACAGTACCGCCCACCTTGTTCATCTCGGCGGTCGTCATGATCCTGCCGTGAAGTAAAGCCGCTTCGATCTTCTTCTGGGATTCTGCTAAACCATCCATAGTACTGAGTTTTGATTGGTTCTTTAAAAACTCCGCGATACTCCCGTAGGGCGGAGGGGTGACCCGGATTGCCGTCCGGATCGTAAAAAATGGCTGCTAACCTAAACCAACATTACTAACCTAACCTGCTTTACGGTAGCAGGAACCATGTGTTATCATTTCACTCCATTTGAAGTCCGTTAAGACCTCTTCGTCTCTCGTGTTTAGGTGGTATTCCCACCATACCGGTGTTATGTCAATAATCTGATTCGTATACAGGTCACGGTCAATAAGCACGGTAACATCAAGAGTGGAATAGAAGTCATCGGTATCATATTCGACTTTTCCATTATAGAAGAGCTTGTCATCGATAGCCTTCAGTAACCTCCCATAGACCTCTGCATATATTTCAGGTGTGATATACTTTTTCATAGCTTCTCAATTTTGCACCCCTTAGCGGACTCGAACCGCTACCTGCTCACACGCGCACAAAAACATCTTCAGTCAAGCAATAACCGGTTATGCGTGTTCGCCGTCTCTCTCCCGTTAGACTAAAGGGGTGGATCATCATCCATTAAAAGTATCGGTGGGCATACATGCAACACTCTTTACTACTCTTGTAAATCAGAATGCCGAATAGGTATATTTTGCGTATTTGGCATTCTCCTTTATAGGTGATTGTCTCTCGTATCATAGCTTTATAATTTTTCAAGAAACTCTTTGATCGCCTCTCTATCCTCGTCGCTGACTTCGTCAGAAAGAGCCAGCCGGGAAAGATTTGCCCTCAGTGGATTCAAAGCTGAATCCGGAGCAGGGCCGGGTGTGATGATAAATTCGTCGTTCATGATTTCTTCGTTTTAGGTTTTCTCTGTTTCGGTTAACATCTTTCCCTACGTGCCACCTCGTAAATCTCCTGCGGTTGATTGAACCGATCCAAGTCCGCGATATGATAGACAGGATGACATCTGCGGCGCACCTTAAATGAAATAGCCCCTGATTTCGCATACCTATCCAAAGTGGTCACACTTACCCCCAAATACTCCGCAGCTTCTTTTCGAGAATAGAATACCTTTCCCGGGCGGGGTGGGGCGGTGGGTATTTGCTTTATTCCTCGTGGCATGGCTTTATGATATTCGGGTTACTCTATATCTCGGCGGCATACTCTTAGTCTTGTAGACATTTCCCGTTATCTGTGATAACCGATAGAGAGTAGATCGCACCGAATCGGCTTTTGCGATCTCGTAATAGACTGATCGCCCAACTTTAAGCGTCATAAGCTCTTGTCGTCTGCTCTTTCTTTTTTTCATATTATTTTAATTATCTTTGGTTCGTTCGTCTATTGTTACAATGCAAATATAAAGCATATTAAAGCAATAAACAAGCTTTAAAGCGAAAAAATTTAAGCGTTAATGGAGAAAAAACAACAAAGCTCTGTTTTTCAGGTGTTTATACTAAAAAACAAACTCAAAAAAACAGAGATTGCCCAATATCTCGGTGTATCAAATGCCTTTATTACACAACTAGCACAGGGTCTCAGAAGTGTGCCGAATGAAAAGATAGCTTTAATTAAAGCGAATGCTCAATGGGACACATCCATGTTTAGGGATGAAGGTGAAATGCAGAAAACAGACACTACTAACCAGCCAGAATCACAACCTAAACAGTTGGAATTTGATTTTAACCGTTGGATGGAGAATGAAGAGAAAAAGACCGCCTACCTACAAAAGCTAATCACAACTAACAGTCAACTGTCCTCAACAAATAGCGAACTGGTTGAAATGCTCAAAGAGGCGATGTCGAAAAGCGGAAAAGGGGAGTTTCAGAATCAAATCGACGAGCTTAGCCGTCGAATAGATCGTTTTTTGGAATCCTGGAGTCAGAAGCGTGCAGAGGATGCCATATAATAAAAGGCCTGAGATTCCGAGTTTATGTTAGAATTGTAAGAGGATTGAATGTTAAACCTAAAAATTAGAATTATGAAAAAGTTGTTCTTTCTGATTCTATCCTTGTTAATTGTGCCTTATTTGGGGAAAGGCCAAGATATACATATATACCATATGGAGTTCGGTCATCGTGATGAATATAGTTCTACTAAATATATCGCCACATCATCTCGTAAGTTAATTGAAGATCAAAATACAAGAGCAACCAATAGCTATACCCTTCCTTTGGACTCAATTCGTATTGTTGATTACTCGATTTACCCATACACACCCCCAACGATTTACATTGCTCAACCTGGGCAAAAGAAAAAAGAATGGAGAATTATCAATAATCTTCAATTATCAAAATCTAATTCCGCAAAATATGCCTACGACTTCTTGTTGAAACAGGAACCATTCAAATCCATATCTATTAAAACATTATTCCCCGTCCAATCAAAAAAAAGAGTAACATTACAAAAGTTTTCGGGCGAGATGGTGATTTTGGATTTTAATTATAGCTCTTCCGCAAGCTATTCTTTTGATTTCTCAGAACTCTGGATAATGACAAATCATGATTATAGTCGTATCCAAAGGACATTTTCAGGCAAGTATGGATACACACCGATGGATATGACTGTAAAAACAAAGAATGGAAAAGTTGTTACTATACCGCAATATACAAAGGTAACATGTGATTCCGTAGGTGTTTGTATACCTCATGCTAACAAATGGGATGTCAATATAGTATGCCATATAGATACAATCAAAGACATTGTAATACCTTACGATCAATCTGCATATAATCAATCATTATTACTCTCTTCCAAACAGTACAATAATATATCATACAGCATTCTATTGAATCAAAAGAAATATGATTCCCTGATAAATACACAACATCAAAAACTGTTAGCAGAACAACAACAGAAGATAGAAGAAGAAAAAACCATACAAGAAAAAAGACTTAAAGAAGCCAAACAAGCGGATCAAAGAAAGTCTGAAATACTGAAAAAATATGGTAAATATTATGGTGAGTTAATTTTGGCAGGAAAAGTTAAATTGGGAATGACAAAACAAATGTGTATAGAAGCATGGGGGCAACCTGAGGATATAAATAGAACGATTGTCCAAGGGAATATAAATGAACAATGGGTATATTCTTTAGATTGCTATTTATATTTTGACAATGGCATCCTTACTGCCATTCAAGATTAAACAATCACCCATTTTTTTTCGATAACACTCAAACCGGCTAGATTGTTGTCACGCCATCCCAAGGCTATGTAGAAGGTGCTCCTTATCTTGTGGGGACAGTGCGCGATATTCGTTACTTTGGATGATCTCCGATAGAGATTTCGATCCGGGTAGCTCCGAATGAGGAACCGTCTCGTGAATCCGAACCATAAGACGTTCGGCGTGTTTCATGCAGAAACTTTTACCCGATCTCGGCCCGCAAAAAGAGGCTAATTCAGGGAAAGATAGTGCATGTTTTATGAACGCCCGCTGAATTTTCGGGAAGTCTACCTTATTCTCTCGGCAATACTGGTCAATTATCCGGTCGATGTCCATGATTAAAGGTTTTATGAATGACAAACATATAATTCGTAACCGCGCTAAAGATTTCCTAAACAAGTTCCGAGAATATGGAGTCGAATCCAAAATTTTCGATTTTACACCGGAACTACAAGAAACACTATCACATCTAAAAAGCAAGGGCTATTTAGATTACACCACCCAAGATGTGTTCGGGGTGCAAAAAATTGTTCATGTAAAATTAACGAACAAGGGAAGTGGGGCTTTATTTCAAGCCCGCAAATCCCGCATCATGAAATGTGTTTGGCCAATTTTCAAATACCTAATATTCCCGATATCTGCCCTTGTTATCGGTAGCTTGATAGTATGGTTTATTCAAAAATCAATAGAGCAGCAATAACTCCTCCAAAAAAAACAATAAACAGGGTTAGCACATATAACCCCCATTCCCAACCATTTTCCATTTTGGTAGTTAATTAATATTATGAATCAAAAACCTCATAAACCAAATCACAGCAAGCGCCGTAAGAACCCCTGATAAAATACTTCTGAGATTTCCTTTTTATCTTCTTGCGTCCAATTCATATTACGAAACCTTTGTAATGCAAATATATGAAATCGGTGCAAATATAGGTGCAAACATTTTTATACTTATTTATAAATTACTGTTTATAAATATATTATCAATTACAATTTTATACCTGTCACGCAGGAGGTCGCGGGTTCGAGTCCCGTCCATACCGCAAGCCTCAGAATCAAGCAATTAGCTGAAATTCTGAGGCTTTTTTATTGTCCTGTAAAGGCCTTTTCAATATAAATCCCCTATAAAAACGTCGTCAAATACTATCATTTTGCTATATTTGCTACCACACACCGTGCAAATTTAGGTGCAAATTTAAGGGTGAAATATGGCTTCAATCTGGTATTACCTCGACACGAGAAGACGCAAAGCTGACGGGACCTTTCCGTTAAAGATCAAAATCGGGCTCAATGCCAAAGACGGCTGCCTTATCAATCTAAAAATATCCCTCAGAGAAGATCAGTGGGAAAATGGGGAAGTAGTGCGCCACCCTAACAGGCGGTTCCTAAATACATACGTCAAACAGCGCTACCTCGACATTACCAATTCCATTTTCAAGCTGGAAATAACCGGAGCCATTAACCGGATGTCTCCCGTTGAAATTAAAAAATATGTGGAATCATCATTGGGGACAGTCGCAGATGAAGCGTATACCTTTTCCGAGCATTTTGAGCGTTTTATTTCAACTCGGGAAAAAGAATCAACCAAAGACATATATCATCAGACATTATTGAAAATAGAGCTGTTTTCGCCCGGAAAACTGGCATTCTCTGATATTAATATAATCTGGCTAAAAGGATTCGAGCAATTTCTGAAAGGACAAGGGCTGTCCGTTAACTCCATCAATTTGCACATCCGCAATATTCGAGCAGTATTCAATGATGCGATAAACGAAGACAAGGCCGAACAGAATCTATATCCATTCCGCAAATTCAAACTAAAATCGGAAGAGACCCGAAAACGATCCCTTACTATAGATCAACTCCGAGCTATACGGGATTGGCCTTGCGAACCCCACGAACAGCAGTATATAGACATCTTTATGCTAATGTTCTATCTACGCGGCATTAACATGATCGACTTAGCCGGACTAACCAAAATAGACAATGGGCGGGTAGAGTTCCGGAGGGCTAAAACAGGTAGGTTATACTCAATCAAAATAGAACCTGAAGCAGAAGCAATCATTAATAAATACCGGGGTAAAAACTTCCTCTTAAATATTAATGAGCGCTACTCTAACTATAAAAACTACCTGCATCGAATGAACCGCAACCTGAAAGAATTTGGATACACAAGGGTGGGGAAACGAGGCAAAAAAGATAAAGAGGGGGCCTTCCCATTCTTATCCACCTACTACACGAGGCACACATGGGCTACACTTGCCGCCTATCTGGAGATACCCAAAGAAACCATTGCGGCCGCGCTTGGACATGGGAAAAAGGATGTAACTGATATATACATTTTTTTCGACCAAAATAAGATAGACGAAGCCAATAGGCGGGTAATTGACTATCTCAACCAGAATTAAAACACCACCAAATTATACTGCACTCCCACACCTAAATATGGTCGTATGCCTTGCGGAGTTAAAGCTGCCCCGGCGCTCACGCCGATCCCCCAGCGTTTCGGCTTGCCGGGAACCCCGACCCGCTGGATAACGGTTTGTGTAACCGTCCGGGGATAGACTTCGATACTATTTGCCTGCACATTGTAGCCCTCTACCTCCATCCGGTAGGTCGAATCGTCGGTAAACAGGTAACGACCGATCGGAATGGGAAGGTGAATAGGTTTCCCGTCTGCTGTATCGTGGATGGTGTCATACCGAACGATATGCACGTATTTCGGTACCGGCACTGTATCTCTGATCGTGTCGAGATGTACGACTGGCGGCAAAGTATCGTACTGTACGATCTTAACCGGGTCGAAATTCTTTGTCCAGCGCCCCAGAAAGAACATGCCAAAGAATAAAAGAATAATGAAGGTGTATGTGCCAAAGTTTTTCATGCCGCACAATTATTTCAAGTGCAATATCTGCCGCCGGTTCCTGCCCGGCGAGTATGAAATGTGAATCCAACTATATCCCGTCTCATCAATCAGCTGGTCGAAATCGAAGCCTCCGCCCGCGATCAGGTCGAATAATCGACGGTTGGCCGCCTGGTTGCCGACGGTAATATCGGCGGCTTCTCCACGGACATGCTGGCTGGTGGGTACGCCGCCGACCGCTTTGTTTAATGTCGGGCACCGATAACCGCTGTTGACCGTGATCGGGCCGCCCCACTTTTCGCGGATCGGATCGAGCAGGTTGTTTACGAGTGTCGAAAGTTTGACTTTCACCGCCGGCGGCGGGGTATTGTCGATCCCGAGCGCCCGGGCCTTAGCCGAGGCGGTTAGTTCGGGTATGGTAAAGTATTTCATTTTTTGTCGTTGTTATCATTCGTACCTACTTCTTCCGGTTCGATAATATCCGCTTTCTTGGCAAACAACTTGAAGATATTAACCCGCATGCGCTTCCCGCGCGCCTCGAAGTAATTCGCATAGCAGCTGTTAATTTCACAGCCGAAGATCACCAGCAAGATCAGCAGCGGCAGGACGGGGATGCCGAACGGCTCACCGAAGGTCTGCCCGATAACCCCTGCCAATAGAATCCAACACAGGTAATCGGCCATCTTGTTAAGTGTCCGGCGCACGGCCCGCGAGAAGCGGATGGTTTCGCCTCGTTTACGGGCCGCAGCCACACCGAACCTTAAATCGACCAGGATTAGGATCACGGCGGCGAGAAACACCCCGGCCAACGGTAGCATAAATTCGTAAAATTGCGAAAGGACTGTCGCCAGAAAGCCCGAAAGGATGTTTCTTTGTTGCATGGCCGCCTCCTTCCTATCCGATCATCACAATGGTCCACATAACCAGTGCCCCGGCCATCACGGGTACAAAGTCTTTCCAGAACTTCGGTTCAACGTAGTTACCGTTTTTGTCCTTGTACTCCTTACCGGAGGTTTGTTTGATCCCGGCCCACGCAATGGCCACGATCAGCGCAGGAAAGAATGAGAACACGCCCATGTTCAGGATTACTCCACAGATTGCGGTCACCACCATCCCGATGATGATCTGCCAAAGGTTTGATTTTGTCATTGTTTGAAAGATTAATGATTATTTAGTGTAGGCTGCCCATACTTCATAAGACCAATTAACAGTAGTAGGAGAACTTGTACCGCCATACCACGCTGCTACTGTTACTGATCCTGTTGATAGGTTATATTGTAAATCCGATATACGTGTTATATCTCCAGTAGTTTGATTCCATTGAGAACTACCTAACCCCACTGAATTAGATTGCGATCCGTAAAGAAACAAGGTGCCGCCTTTCATTAATATAGCAGACAACCCCTCAATTGTGGTAAGGTTTTTAGTAACCCCGGTAAATTCCCCGGTCCATCTTTGTGCATAAACTTGTTTTCCGTTATACATCCATCCTGAAATCGCAACCTCTCCGGAAGCAGGGATATTCAATCCACCGCCTGAAAGTCCATCCAGCTTGGTTTTATCCGCCGCCGACATCAGCCCGGCTTTGGAAGTGGTCGCATTACTGAGGTTGCCGGAATCCCAAACCCGATTCCCGTTTGAAAAGATAGGGCCAGCTTTAAGGGGTTTGTAAGTTCCGGTAGTTTGTTCTGAACCATTCAGGAGATGCACTGTCCCGTTTTCATCCATCACAAACTGTGAATAGTTCACGCCGGGGATATGAAATTTGAGGAACGGTCTTTTACCTACAGCAGTTTCCCCATTGATGGTGATACCTCCGTTAATACCGGGATAGTTTTTAGGTAAATAGTTGTCCGGATTAAACTCAAACCCGGTCCAAACCCTATTCCAGACGGACCACTCTCCTCCATGTTTATATCTGTAGAACATGCTACCATAGTACTCGAAATAGAGCTGGTGAGCAGCATTAGTATCCCAATTTGTATGGATAATGTGGCAACCTTGAGAGCTGCCACTGTTTGGCGTATTTGTGCATCCAGACACAAGGCGATATAATCCAGAAGTGCTTATCGTATCTAAATCTCCGCCAAACTCACTGTAATTTAACTTGGAGTCCGGATTGAAGTTGCCGGAATCGTAGATTCTATACGTGCCTTTACTATCATTTCTATACACAGGAGTATCATCGGGAGTTACAATGCGGGTTTTCCTAATACCATTTCCAACGACAACACACACGCCATCACCGGCTATGTTAAGTAACCCGATGATATTCTTACTATCATAATCTCTTACAGCAACTCCGTCTTTAAATTGAAAGTCTCCCGTAATCATTTTATTACCTGACAACGGCAGGTAAGTATTAGCAATTACATTTCCGTTTCCATCTTTAATTGCACTTTCTGCTTCTCCTCCTTCAGCGGGCAGGGACGTAGGCTTATCCGGCAAGCTCGCAAAGGTGGTTTTATGCGGGTTGCTTCCGTCTTTGATTAACGAGTGATTGTAAGCCGCCTGCGTCCAATCACCACGTCCGGCTGTTTCGGCTGTCGTCCCCAGAGCCAAAGAAGGGCTGATCTCGACGTATTCCGTCCCTCCCCAGCGATAGGCCAGATTCGTATCTGTAGCGACATAGATTTTCCCAGATTCTCCAGTTGCTGGAAAATCCGACCGCGACGGGTACTCCACCACATCATCTACATAAGACGGCAGCTGTGAAGAAGGCACCCGGCCGCTTTCGTCCAGTTCTGCCAATCCTCCCGGCTGGCCTTTCTCTGCTAAAACCCGATCTCCTTCGGCTTTGGCATAGTCTCCTTGGGTCTTTGCGTATTCAGCCTGAGTATGCGCCTCTGTTGCAGCATCATTAGCAGATGTAGCCGCCTGATTCGCATTGGTGGCGGCCTCATTGGCAGATTGTGCGGCTTGATTGGCATTAGCAGTAGCCTGTTGGGCTTCATTTACAACTCCAATAGCTACGTCTGCGGCATTTTCTGCTTTTTCCGCCGCTGCCGTTGCTCGGGTTGTAGCTGTATTAGCGTTAACAGCAGCCTGATCCGCCTGATTAGCCGACGCGGTTGCGTTATCCGCCGCTTTTTGGGCCGCTTCCGCTTTAGCATCTGCATTGGTGGCAGAAGTATTCGCATTCTCTGCCGCCTGATTCGCATTAGTTGCGGCCTCATTGGCGGAAGTAGCAGCGTCAGCAATAAACGTCAGTTCCGCCGCCTTACTTGTGTTTTCAGCTGTAGTTCCTAGTGTCTTGAGGCCTTTTAAATCTTCTGTAACAGGAAGATCACTGATTTTAACCTTTTGAATTTCCATATCGTCTCAAGCTAATTGCATAACCATCTTCTGTTATAACTATCCGACCGTCTTCTGTCGCCAAAAGAACGGGGAATATTAAATCTTCCAACTCCATTGTCAATCGGTCAAATTCTTCCGCAGATATAAATCCGCAATCTGCAACCGGGTAGCGTTGCAAATCCCGCAGATTGTTTGTCTGCAATTCGACATCATCCGGGATCGTCAATTGTTGACCGGCCACAAGTGTTGGAGTCCAAGTATCAATATTATTGACATCCAGAATCTTCTCTATATTCAGAGGGGAACCGGTCGCATTTACACTGACATCCAAAATCGTTTCGCCTTGTCGAATGGTGTAGGTCGTCATAGTTTGGTGTATAAGGCAAAGAAATCGTATTCGATATAATTGGTGGTCCAGCCGCCACTACCTATAATGGTAGTGTCTTGTTGATAAACAGTCAAAATCATTGCATTGGTGCTAGTCCAAGAATAAAGAACTGAATTAGAGATGTTTTGTGAGTTTGTTCCTACAGGTAGTTTACGTGTAAATGTACGGGTGTTATTAATCGTTACATTAATACCCACATACCCGATAGCTCCCAAAACAGCATCAATACCCCCTGTTTCAAGAGTTATCACCTGACCACTGGGGTATATAAGATTGGAATCCACCTGAGCTTTGTATTTTTTTCCGTAAACCTGCTTTCCATCAAAGGTTAAACCCTCTACTACTACCTCCGTTTCAGAATCAAGGTCAGGGTAGGGGTAGAGCCCGATCAGAGCGGATAGTTGTGCGCTTGTCAAATCCACAGCTGGGCCGGCCTGGGTAGAAGCATTCCCTTTAACCGTCTGAGCAGGCATATTCGCCAGTTTGGCGTTCGACACAGCATTAGGCGCGATAGCTGGAGTTGTGATAGCTTCCGGCTGAATCTGACCCGGGGTAATCCACCCGCTATATTTGGCAACATTCGCCTCTGTAAGTTGCGGGTAGCCCGTATCACTGGCGCTAATTTGCGTGGTGTATTCCGTATACACGGGTGCCGTGCTGCCGGATTTGGTGGGACGGACATCCGTTTGATTGTCGAGAGGGGCCAGATAACTCGACCGGGTAGCCCCTGCTGGAACCGAGCGAATAACCCCATCCATAACCACCAATCCCGCCCCGTAGGCATTCCCGCTGTACGTCAGGCCGCTCAAAATAGCAAAGTGCACGTCAGCCAAGCCGGCAACAGCCGTCATAACGTTGTCTGTACACTGAGCAGCATCGGACTGTAAAAAAGGAGTTTTGTTCGTCTCCTGAACGTTGTATTTCTTTATCGAACTCATATAGCTTTGATTTTGTAGGTTATCCCATCAAGAATTAAAGTGTTCAAATCTGCCAGAAACTGAGAATACAAAGCGCTATCATCCATTAAGGACTGAGGCACCCATATTATTAGAATATTAATGCCGCTCACACTTTCCAGATTTGGGGTCAGATAAACCGGATCGGCTGTCGTCGATGTCAGCCACACATCATTCGAGGCATCGTCCGGAGCCAACCATACAGTCTCGTTCGCCCCTAAATACTCAAAATCTATCTGCTCGGAATAATGATCCCGCAAATACTTCAAGGCTGAGCCATACGTCCACGGGATAAGGGCGAGAAGTTTCTGTTTTAGTCGAAAAGCAAACAAATCTGCCAGTGGAGTGTGCAAAGGAGTGAGCGAACAGTACACCAACCTATAAGCCACCGATAAGGTCAGCGATTTAGTCACCGACCAATATTGGCGGAGGTAGAGCATGGTGAGCTTTCGTATGTCAGTTTCCCGAAACATAAGTTATATTCTTCTCAAAGTCGGTTTCGAAATTGAAATACCCGGCAGGGACTATTACGCTTTCGGTAAAAGGCTGCCAACCCGTGTCGGTCTGAATCTGACCGCCTGCCAGATAAAAATCTACCACTCCCGGCACATTGCTCCGCACGTACTGCTCAAGGTGATTCGGGTAAAAAGCCGAATTGAAGCTCATCGAATCCCTGAACTGCTCCATAGCCGCAACTACGCCGGATGCAATTGTTGCCTGATCGTACTGCGGAGAGTATACGCAGTTCATCGTAGCAAACTTGACTACATTGCCTGCAAGCGAATACTTATTAAGCAGGATGCCCGGAATTTCAAAATTCTTCATGTAGGTATCGAAGGCTTGCTTTTGTTCGTCAGTCAAAGGAATCAGCTGCCCGTTTTCATCCTGCGCAGCCACCTTTAGCGACAGGGTAGAAACCGGATAATCCTCACCCCCGATTTCCACCGTAGAGGTCGATATATCGGCCGATGCCTGTTTGACGATCTGTTTTGTGGTATCGATAGTAGGATAGTAGGGTTGGTAATTCTCGTCGAACTCCAAATTATCCCCATACTGAAAAGCCTTAGCCGCATCCTCGTAGTATTTGGCTTTCCCGTACCTATTCTGCCTTACATAAGACTGTATCGTTGTCACAGTATTGCTGATCTCCGTGCGGACTGTATCGATCACATCCGAAAAAGCCTTGATGATCCGCTGATACACCGACCCGGCAGAGGTATTCGTAAGCTGGGGGATTGCCGCTTGTACGTTCGCCAGTATGTCATTGAAACTTGCCATATCAATATTCTGTTATTAGAACTACATCATTCCCTTGCACCCGGTATTCCGCACTCAGGGCACCGTCCGTATAGGTCATGTTTTGCCAGCGGATCAGCGTGGGCAAAAGTTCAGACCCGATAGCATCCACTAAGGATAATCCGATGGGAGGATAGAGAGGGGTACACATGGCCGTTCCCGCGAGGATAAACCCGTTTTGCAGCCCGGTATCGCGGTCTGCGGCAACATCCAAATCGCCACTCTCAATGTATATATCCCTTTCCCTCGGGTTGAATCTCAAATCCTGCATCAGTGCGTTATTTTAGTGTCCTCGTAATCCGCTGCGACAAATTCTGCCGCTTTCCCGGTCGGTGCCGGGGCTACCACCGATCCGGTACCCGGCTGGACTCCGGTAACATTGTGGGTGTGACTGTTAAAAGCGTCCACCAGAGCATTCAATTTATCAGTTAAAGTGTTTATTTTGATAATGCCACCCAAATCACCGTTATTCAGGGTTATTTGATCAGACAGAATGTCTATGTTCGTTTGTCCTGTAATTTTAATGCTCTCGGCATCCTGAAAATCCAGCACTGCCGGGCTTCGGGTGTTTCCTCCGTAGAAACATACCGAGCAATCGGTGCCGGGCTTGGGGTAGATCATGTAATTACTTTCTACCGACAATACCCGCAATGGTACTCCTTCCCACTCCAAAGAACCTCCTTCCGCATCCTCGACCGACACCGTGCAGGTGTTATCATCCTTGTTTACGGCGGTGATCGTGCCCTGGATAATGCTGCCCTGCATAGAAAACTGCCGTAAAAGCGTGGACAATTGGGCTACCGCGTAATCCGTATAATTATCCATTGCTGAGGGTGGTTTGCGGCACGGGCATATCACTTGCGATCTGTGCCAATGTTAATGTTTGCCTGCATCCTTGAGTGTCGATAGTCACCCCTACGCGCTTCACCTTATAGGTGCCATTCAGTGATGAAAAACTTTTATCCTTGTAATCCACCAGACTGAACAACTTAACTTCCGGATAGAGCAGGGTGGTAAGCGTTCCTTCATACATGCCGGTCCGCAGGTTATCCAGTACATGAGTATTGACGAAAGATTCGGCGTTCTCTTTCGTTACAGAGGTGCAGTCAACCACCCTTATCTGCCCCTCCTGATCCCCAACGGTAAAGCTCTTTTTCTTCCCGTTTTTATCTGTGTACTCGACTTTCAGTTTAAATTGCTTCCACACTCCGTCGGGCTGTTGGATATTGCAACCGATCACGTTTCTGTCGCTGGCCAGCTTGACATTATTTCCTTTGGTAGCGCTGATACCCGTTGCAACCAGCTTTTTGTCCCGAAAAGTAACCACGAGCCACATTTCACTCTTGATCTGCTGCAATACGTACAAAGGTGAAGAGTCTTTGATGGAGAATTTGATAAACTCCACATCGGCCACATCATCGGAAACCTCAACCCCTTGCGACGAACACACGTATTTCAAGATTTCTTTCAGCTTGACGGGTTTATTCCACACCTTATTCAGAATGCCACGGCGCAATAAGTAAACCTGATCCTCGCAAACTATCGTACTTGGTGTTCCCTCCCTGATCTGATACACGTAGCCCTCAAACAAAGTTCTTTCCGGGTAGTCGTCGTACCATGCTTTTACCCGTACTTTATCCCCAGCCTTAAAAGCAGTCCGCACTGGCGCTATAAACGGTGTCCCGCCGTCTTTCTCGATCCGGGCATTTAGAGGGCAGGTGATTTCACACCGTGCGCCGATCCCGTCGATAGAATCATTCACAGAAACCCGAACCACCGAGGATAGTTTTTTCTCGTAGTTTTCGCCGAATGAAACTTGAACATGCGCGATCAGGTACAGCATTATTGCGAGATTATAAGTGTTTCTTCTTTGTTGTTTTTCTTGCTGGTTGCATCGTATGCTTCAATCGAGTACTCGAATCCTACCGATCCGATCAGCGGGTTGGTGGTCATACTCTCCACCAAGATGTATTCGATACCGAGTTTGTTTAGGTAAGGGTTTTTGACCTCTATAATCTCGTTGACTTGGAATACCTGACGATTTATCAGGTCGAGAGCTTCCAGCATATCATCTATACGGTATTTGTCATTCCAGTCCTTTGTGTCGGTCGCTATCTGTACGGCGCCACGACCCAAATCATCAAACCCTCTTTGCCGCCACTTATCCACAAGGATAGTCCCCCTGAAAGTAATTTTTGAGGTCTTTATGCTCATGCGCTCAAACGCTTCTTCTCCGTCAATAATCTGCGAACGGGCGATAACCTTACCATGTGAAGTATTCAGCTCAAAAAACGGCTGTATCTGTACGGAGAACTTGGTATTATTGAATTCAACATACGTCACGTTATCAGGAGAGGCTGCATTGTAATCTCCGATATATGTAAACAAGTTGCGTATAAACTCCTTTGCTTTGCTCATCACTGTACAGCGATTTGAGTGAGAATATTGACAAACTCTTTAGCGGCTGTTTGTCCTAATTGTTCCGGGGTGTACTTTTCCCCCTCTACATGGTTGTCGTCAACTTGAACCACGGGGGAATTGAATGTGATCTGGAAGTTTTTGATACCGCCGTTGCCGGAGACACCACGAGGGGAGAGGTCGGTGTTGACATCACTAATACCACCCATAGCGCTATTTACCCCACTGACAGAATCCCTGAATGCAGAAAAAGCCTCTTTCTGTTTCATCACTCTATCTATTTCATCGATTTTTGAGGATATGTCTGACGACGTTTTATTTGTCACATTGCGATGTAGATTCGCAAATTCCTCATCGGTGACATTTTTTAAATCTTTTGCAGCAGGTTTGTCCCTCAGCGCTATCAACCTTTCGCGTTCGGCTTTCAATTCTTCCAAGCTCATAGCCTGATAACCTTGCCCCGACGCATTACCATGCCCATAATTAATAAACCCAAAAAACGCTAAAATGGCGGCCAACGGCCCTCCTATACCTTTAAGAATGCTTCCAATCGTACCAAATTGAGTTAATACGCCTGTTAATTTTATGGATGATATTGCTACTAAAGTCTTTCTTATAGTATTTAAGCCACTTATAAAATTTGCTAAAACTCTTACAGAAAAATAGGTCGCAATTAATTCTCCGGCTAGCTTGATTTTCGGCCATAACTCATCGAAGTTTTCGATCTGCTTCTCCACCCAATCGCTGAACTGCTGCAAATAAGGTCTGGCCTTCTCAAAGAATTTCACCCAGATTTCCTGCATCTTGTTCCCGATGATCTGCCACTGCCCCCGGAAGGTGTGCGACCGTGCCTCCATTGCACCAAAGTAAATACCGCCCTCTTTGGTCATGTTCTCGAAAGCTTTAGCGACCACATCGAAAGTGATCTTTCCGCTGGTAGATATTTCCTCCATCTTTTCAACCGGCACGTTCAACACCTTTGCAAGCTCCTGCCAAATAGGAATATTCTGCATAGCGAACTGACGCAAGTCGATACCGTAGGTTCGCCCCATAGATTTAATCTGAGCAAAGTTGTATGCGATATTACCGAAATCTCCGCCTGATCCAGATACCACATCGCCCAACATCTTAAAATATTTCATTGTTTGATCCCCGAACACAGGAGCAAGCATAGCCGCTTGTTGGCGCATGTCCTGAATCGGAATAGGGGTCCGTCTGGCGAACGCTTTTAGCTCATTGTTCATGGCAATGGCTTTGCCTCTGTCTTTTAAGGCAAATTCCAACCGGGCTAATATGTCCTCTTCATTGCCTCCCGCATTAATGATTCTGCGGCCAATATCGACAGCACCAATAGACAAGCCAAGTCCGGCCAGCTTGGAGCCTAAGCCATGAAAGCCAAAATTTAGCTTATCGAGCTTTTGCCGTGCGTCCCCAATAGCCGTTGATACTCGTTTAAAACCTGATTCCGCTTTTTGAGTGGCTTGCTGAGCTGAAGTACCGGTACGACGGAATGTGTCTCCCAGCTTGGACGACATGCTATTTAACTTCTGCATGATTGCATCCAGTTTTTGGGAAATGGTAAACAGTTGCCCCATTACTGTAGGAGCATTTCCGCCTACGTTGATCTTTACTCCGTAATCGATCATCTTGAAGGAGAATTAAGAGAGGCAGCTACAATAACTGCCTCTCGTGCAGTTTATTTGCGTAAATATGGGCTAAGGTGGCTCCGATCTCGTCAATGCTCAGTTCCTCGAACTCCCTGCGGCTCATCCCGAAAATCCGGGCGAATAACAGGTATGTTTCCCACAGGGGGTTCTCCTTGCTGAACAACTGGAGCAGTTCGGCGCTTTTCGTTTGCGCAACCTGAAAAACCGATGACAGTCTTACAAGTTGGCTGTTAAAAAAGGGCCGATCACCCTCCCGAAAAGCTCCATGTTCAACTGGAACGTTGACACCACGTCGTTTTTCAGCAGGACAAAATCTGTCTCGTTGAAATCCGGTCCTTTGACCACAAGCCCGTCGATAAACTCCGTCCCCATCTTTTCGATAGAAGCCGGGGAAAATACTGCTTCGCCTTTTGCATCCGTGGACATCATACCCATCGCCGCATAAAACAGCTTTGCGTCGCTTCTCCGGCACCGGTCGATCTCCCGGAACTCAAGTTTCATCTCCTTGTCGACCAGCTGGCCGTCGGCATCTTTGCACTTGAATTTTTGCGTGATTTCCATGATTACACAGATTTATAGTCGATACACGTCCCGGACAATTCCCGGAGCGTTTCGAGTGAATTGCGTTCGATGTTCTTGTTGTCTCCGGAGAACGCGCAGCCGATATACTTCTCAACAGAGCCATTCTCCAGACTGGTCACCGTGATATTCGTATTAGCCGGGAAATCCCGGAAATCGTGAATACCCGATCCCATAGCCAGTTTAGCGGCCTGCACGATCTTGATGGCCTCTCCGTCCTGCAAAGAGATATTGAACGCGTTGTTCTTAATCCCCCGCTTGACGGCGATAGGCTTCTCCGTGCTGATAGCTCCGATAGGGGTAGCATCCTGAGACAGATTTCTACCCACAGCGGAAGCGGTCAGAAACATGTACACCGGAACCGAGCCGATAGTGATAAACACCTGGTATTTATCACCGCCTGAAACTAAATAATCCAGATTCATATTACAGCGAGTTTACAAATTCGATGTCCGCTTCGATCAGGGCAATGCCCAGACGCTGCTGGATGGATAAGTGAGCCTTGACGGTCCTGGTCGAAGTGAACGGAGAAAGGCTCGAAAGCTCCAGATTCACCCCGGCAATCTCCCCGTCCGTAATCATCGGATCGGTATAGGTCGTGTAGAAATGCTCCGTCACCGAGGAAAGATACCCTTCGTTAATATCTCCGTCCGTATCGATGGGCGGCGTTTGGCCAATAATATCCGTGAGGTAGGCATGCAGATAATCCGCAATCTTATTCAGCACCCGGTTGGCCGGAATCGTCGACAGAGCCATAGTGCTGTCCTCGGCGGTTGCACCGTCATTGAAGTAGTAACCCGACTTCGTGTCACGCGTCCGAATGAAAAGATGCTGTTTTTGTCCCAGCGTGTCGAACACGGCAGGCAAAACCGAGCTTACCGGAGTTCCGTCCGTAAACCACGCGTTCTGAATCGGGAGCGGTCCGGCAGACACATTCGAGAGTTCGTAATTGACCGCCTGCCGGGAAAGAATACCCAGCACCAGCCCGACAGAGGCACAGCTGTCGAGGGTGGCCGTAGTATCACAAACAGCTACACGCGGACAATCCTGCGTATTGAAGTCGGGAGCGTCGGTAACCGATTTGAGGTTATTGCCGTCCAGTACTGCAAACGCCCTGAAACCGGCATCCCAAAGATTGCCCAAAGTCGTATTCAGGGCCGTTGCAGTAGGAATTACATCCGCATAGTAGCTTCCGCTCGAAGGAGCCTGATCCTGCGGAGCGAAGACCACGCCGATCATCTTGGCCCGATCAGCAGGCGAGGGATTTCCCTCGGCACTCAGACCGGTGGAGCGGAGCAGGGATTCGAAAGTATCGGAGGCGACAAATTCGCTCATCGTCGTGCTTTTGTCCACCCCAATCAGATACAGAGTAGCACCGTTTCCAGCCGAGGTGTAGAACTCTTCAACCTGCCTTACCAATGACACCTTATTTGTTGCGTCGTACGTGTCGGTTATGCCGAGAGGTGTCAAATCGCTCGGCTGCGAGAGCTTATACAGGGTATTCAGCTTAAACGTACTCGCTACCGCCACTGCCTGCACACAGAGGAGTGCCACCCCGTCCGAAGACGAGGCGACACCGGTCCGGGTGTTGGTGAATTTGATATTTACACCTGTTTTCATGCTTTTTCTTTTTTTCCGGTTTTCTTGTCCGGCTTGGACTCTTTCTCCGTAGTGGATTCATCCACGGCATTGAGAAGGTCGGCCACATTCTGAGCCTCTTCTTCCTTGCTCTTCTGAGGATAAATCGGGTATTTCATAAAGAGATTTTCCACCTCTTCGATGGTCTCCGGCATATTCTCGTTGGTGACCAGAATAAGCGGAGACTTCGGATAGAACAGATGGTGTTTAGCCACCTGTTCATCCGTAATCACCATTTGCAGGTAGGTGTCCAGATGAACACCTTTATAACCTGCATCGGTGAATTTCTTTACAACGCCTTTCAGCCTCGCAAAAAAGCGTTCATCCACATTATGATTGATTTCTACCATGATTGTGTATTTTTATGGTTATTCACCCGTCGAGGGTGCGGTATACTTGGTCGGCACGATCAGAGCCGTTCCCAGATTGTTGGCGTACGCCGGAGCGATACCCGTCTTGATTTCTGCCGAGTAAACTTCGCCGTACAGGGTGGGCTCGATCTTGGTAAACACCTCCATCGAAGCCAGGCCGCGCAGAACATACTCCGGAATCAGCCCGAGGCCGTACTGTACCATCGTAGCCGTCGGAGTGCCCGTAACCGGGTTTACGACCGCGCTCGTGGTCGGATCGTACACACCCAGGTATTGACGGGTGAACACACGCGAATACGATACGCGCAGGTCTTCGTTCTTGTATCCCTCCACGAAGCGGGTGAGGACGGTCTGCACTTTCGGGTCCTGCGTGAGCGAGTACTGCAACGACGGATCGACGTTGATAACCGGATTGAGGGATTCGATACGAACATTCTGCGTCTGGAAGAATGCCTCCAGAGCCTGAATGTCCTTCATCGTAAGACCGTTGTAGTCGCCGGTGTTCGACGGAACTTTCACCCAGTTTTCCCCGAGCTTGAGCGCCTCGCCCGAAGTGCCCTGCACCTTCGGAGTGTAGCCCGATTTGGTCGTTGCGATCTTCTGGGCCAGCGTGAACAAATCCCAGTCATACATAGCTGTAAACAGGTTGTTCAGCGCCACATCCCACTGCAATCCCATCTGGTCGTAAGCAACGATGTCTCGGTTGTAACGTTTCCAGAGCATCGGTTCCAGCAGATGTTCGTAAATCTGCATTGATACCGGCGTGTCGGCTTTGGCCACAATCGTTGCAGGCGTAACCGTCGTATCGGTCTGGGCCGGTTGGGTGGTAATCTTGTTGTCGAAACCGATATTCGCCCATACGATTCCCACGTTATCGCCGACCATCTGGGCCGGAAGAACGGGCATGCGGTTTACCCACAGATTGGTCGGGAACAGCTTGAGATACGCCATTGCCGCAAACGCGATACGGTCCAGCGCCGGAGATTCCACAAAGTCGGTCGATGCGTTCAGTGTGGCATTGCCGCTCATGGAGAGCTTCTGAATCTCACGCAGTGACGATGAAAGTGATTCCCGGTTGCTCATGTACTCATCAACACTGACGCGCACCGGGCGGCCACCGTTGTCGATGTTGAAGTGCAGTTTGTCGAAAAACACTTTTCCTGACGGGGTGTTCTTGATCGCATCGAACACATGCAGTTTTTCGTTTTCATTGCCCTGCGAAAGCATCTCGGAAATCCCATCCATACCCTTTTCTTTCATAAGGGCTGAAAGGGATGCCCGTTGTGTGCTGACACGTACTTTCGGCATATCCATTTGGGGCATCGCGGGATTCAGGCCCAGGGTTGCCGGGGCCGGTTCAGACACCTGTTTGGGTTCCGGTGCTGCCAAAGCGGCAGGTTCGGGTTGGGTTTTGGGCTCTTCCGCAGGAGCGGAAGCAGCGGGGGCAGACAGGGTAGCGCCTTCTGCCGGTGCGCCAGTCTCGGGCGCAAGGTTTTTGTTCTCTTCCATTTCGTTTGATTTATTTACTCCGCTTCCTGCGGAAAGGTTTGCTTCTTCTTCCTCTTCCCAGCAATTCAGGGTCACATACTCATAACCCGCTGAAAGTTTGGCTTCCATAACATCGGGACTGATGCCGGATAGCTTCTCCGGCGCTTCGTCCGTACTTAGGGCAACCCCGGCCTCCATTGCAACAGCTCCTGGATCGGCCGGAACAGAAGTCATAGAGTTTTCCCAGAGATCAAAGGCTAATGCTTCGTTCCGGTCGGCATTCAATTTGACAAAACCACCCATGCTGATGGCATTGATACCTCGCTCTTCATAAAGGGTCTTATACCGCTGCCCGAGCTCCGTAGATGCGAAAACGGGCAGGGCAGTCAGTTTGCCGTTTTCTATCCGGATGTCCTCCATGTGGCCTATATTGTTGTCGTATTCATGTTCAGCCAACAATACCGGATTTGCGAGATAATCCGAGATATTGATTACCTCGACGGGGATTCTGTAGCCTTTTCGATTCATCCTCCCGGATGAAAGAACTATACGTCTTGTCTCCATTATACCGTTACTTCAAATTCATACTTAATATCTTCTATGGGCACCTCCGGCTCTTCCATCGGAACAGTAAGAATCGCACGCACGACCAATTCGTAGGTAACCACATTCTTCGACCACTTGTCATAAGGCGTATGCCTCAGATTATACCCCCGCGACCTGGTTATTAAATTGTTCTTCTGGAGTAGCTTTTGCATCTGCGGTGTAGTAAACACCTGCCGATTGAAAAGCGTCTGGATGCGGTCGGGTATATCGTAGGCCCCCTTATACTTATCCACTATCCAATCCGAAGAGTGCGCCAGGTCTATATTGGTGTCGAGAATCGAGATAGAAATACCGATCTCATACTCCCGTCTCTCATAGCCCCCGACAAACACCGAGCTTTCATCCTCCAGAATCCCCACGATTGCCGCCGGAAGAACGTTTTGCGGCGGGTTGTTCGTGGTAAAATTCCGGGCTATCTGCACTTGCTTCAAACCCAATTCCGGAAGCGCCATCAGTTCCTTGCAAACCGCATATAGTAATTGCCCGGTCATTTTTTCAGCATATTTTCTACCTGATCCATCGCTTTCCTAAGCACGGCCTTTCTCGCATAAATGAATTGCCGTTGGGGCATACCCTTCAATCCTTCATTGTGTCTGGGGGCATACGGAATAAGCCTCGTATCTAAGCCCACACCAACGGTCTTACCCTGTACTTCAAAATGCACCTCGTTCATCATGGCCGCGCTTTTAACCAATGTTCTTCGCCCTTCCTTTTGTGCGGCTTCACTGGGCTTCCATTTGCGTAATCCCTGATCTGTTTGGACTCCCTGACGCATAAAGTTGGCTTTGATGTCTTGGGCTACTATATTTCCGATGATGGCCGGAGCTACCTTCATAGCTTCGTCGCATTTCTGCTGAAGCCTGCCCAGATCCACTGTCAAATCTTTCAAACTTTTCATCACCGCACCATCAAAAGCCCACGCCGCAGCATATCGGCCTGTAATGAGTTTCGAACCACATAAGCGTCCGTAATTACATTATCCTCAAATTCCACTGCGTAAACCACATTCGAGGCAATACGAAGCATTACACCCTTCGTTT